GCTTCAATGCTATACATCAATAACAACTACCCGAAAACGCGTAAACTATGCTTTCACGTTCCTAACGAATCGGCTAGCAGCGACTTAATGCGTATTAAATTAGCTGCTAAAGGCGTAGTACCTGGAATACCTGACATCGTTTTTGTTAAACCTGTATTTGGGATTGAATTAAAACTACCTACTGGCAGCCAATCTCCTGCACAAAAAACAATTGAACAAGTATGGACCGCCGCAGGCATACCCTACTACCTATGCCGAAACGCAGCAGAAGTTTTGTCTGTTCTTGAAAATGTATTAACTTAGCACCATGCCCGCAGGAAGACCAACCATATACACCCAAGAAGTAGCAGACAAAATTTGTGCTGAAATATCCACAAGCATAAAAAGTTTGAGGACAATTTGCAAACAAGATGGAATGCCATCCGTGGTAAGCGTCATGTCATGGCTACGGACAAATGATGAATTTCTGAAACAATACACGAGAGCAAAAGAGGAACAGGCCGACATGATGGTAGAGGATATGCTTACCATTGCCGATGAAAATTCACAAGATCACACACCTTTTACCGGGGGCAATGTCATAAACCGTGACAGGCTTCGCGTTGATACCCGCAAATGGATAGCAAGCAAGCTGAAGCCTAAGAAGTACGGCGATAAGACTACCACCGAGGTAACAGGCGCAGACGGCGGCCCGATACAAGTAACCGGAATGCAAATTTTATGATTTTATTCAAATTCCCTACCCGCTCAAGGCCTGACAAGTTTAAGTCGGCGATCAATAACATCACAAGCCTAGCAACCGGGTTGTATCAGATAATCGTAACGGCTGATGCAGATGACCAAACCATGTACAACTACGCTATGATGCGTTGGGTGGGTGAGCAGCCAAACACCGTTATACGATACGGTACCAAAGTCAACAAGATAGAAGCCGTCAATAGGGATATTCCCGCCGATGGGTGGGATATTTTGGTTGTTATGAGTGATGACATGGTTTTTACTGTCAAAGGCTTTGACGAGCAGATAAGCGCGGCATTTGATGGCAACTATGACCAGTTAGTACACTTTCCCGATGGGTATGTGAATGAGAAGTTAGTAACGCTGCCGATTATTGGGCGAGAGTATTACCATCGGTTTGGGTATGTGTATCATCCGGATTATAAGAGCCTATTTTCGGATAATGAGCAACACGAGGTTGCCGTATCATTGAGGAAATACTCCTACAACCCCGCTCAGATATACCGCCATGATCATCCCGCCTGGACTGGCAGCGCAGTGGATGACCAACTGAAAGAAACGCAAGCATTCTACCGCGAGGATGAAATTACCTACCACCGAAGAAAAATGCGCGGATTTCCGATTTCTTCTGTATATTAGCGAAACTGCACACACTATGATAGTCCTATCAATCCTAATTCCATCAATCTATAAACGCAGCGGCCTACTTGGTGCGCTGCTAGCCGACCTAAAAGCACAGGCCACGGATGAGGTAGAGATACTCACAAGCATTGACGGTGGCGAGGTTAGCACAGGCAACAAGCGCAACAAACTTGTGAACGCTGCTAAGGGTATTTATACCGTCCATGTTGACGATGATGACGTTGTAAGTAGTGAGTATATCCCAAGCATACTAGAAGCAGCCAAGCAAGATGCAGACGTTATAGTCTTTAACGGTATCATGACCACTGACGGTCGCAACCCTAAGAAATGGTATATCAGCAAGGACTTGCCCTACAAGTCTGAGATACGCAACGGAGAGGAAGTGTATTTGCGTTACCCCAACCACATTGTACCCATCAAGCGCAGCATAGCCCTGCAAGTGCCATTCCCTAACAAGTACCGCGAAGAGGACTTTGACTACGCAACTAAGCTACATAATTTGGGGCTGATAAAGACCGAGGCTAAGATTGATAAATTCTTATACACTTACCGATTTATACAAAACAAATGAACCACTACTCCCAAAACAAAGAGGACATTGTTATCCAAAACTACTTCAATGGCTATGTAGGCCGTTTACTGTCAATAGGTGAGAATGACGGTATCACGTTAAGCAATAGCCGCGCACTAATTGAGCAAGGATGGGAAGCCGACCTAGTAGAGCCAAGCCCTAGCGCATATGCCATGTTGGAAATGCTTTACAAGGGTAATGACAAGGTGCGCACTCACAAGCTAGCCATTGCGGATAAGAACGGATCAGTAGAACTGTACGACATGGGTCTGCATTTAGGCGTTGGCGATACTTCGCTATTGGCTACCATCATACCTAGTGAGCGCGCACGTTGGGCGGGCGTTGATTTTACCCCCGTAAAGGTCAAAGCCGTTACTTATGCTAAGTTCACCAAAGACAAGCCATCTTATGATTTTATTAGCATTGATGCCGAAGGGATGGACTTGACTATCTTGCAGCAAATAGACTTTACCAATGTGAAGTGCGTTTGTGTTGAATGGAATAACAACCAAGACACATATAAGGCCATGCGAGCCGCCGTGCCTGAGAGGTTTAAAGAGATTTATGTTAGTTTGGAAAATATAATATTTGCCCTTTAATTAGTATATTTGTAATAATTATGAGTGAAGGCATAATTATAAACGAGATTAAAGACCTAGCGGGGCGGTACTTCACTACCAAACCGCTGGGCATTTTTATTTTATGGAATACTGGAAAGACATTAAAGGTTATGAAGGCTTTTACCAAGCATCAAATTGGGGCAACATTAAAAGTTTAGAAAGAACAATAATGCGCAAAGATGGTAGAAAAAAGTTTATACCTGAATGCATATTATCACCCGGAATGAGTAGTAATGGTTACTTAACTGTTGTATTAAATAGGGACGGTAAAAAAGTTCCTAAAACAGTACATAGATTAATTGGGATGACATTTTTAGGATGCAATGAGTTTGATTTAATTGACCATGTTAATGGTATTAAAACAGATAACTTTGTAATGAATTTAAGAATATGCACTAAAAGAGAAAATAGCAGTTTTACCAACACAAAAAAATGGTTAACAAAAACATCTAAATACATTGGCGTTTGTTTTTGTAGTCAGACTAAAAAATGGAAAGCGGCCATTGCTTTTGATGGCAAACAAATTCAGATTGGCAGATTTGAAACGGAAGAATTAGCACATGAAGCATATAAAACAAAATTAAACGAGATATTATGTCGAAAACAGTCTTAGTTTCAATGGCATCTGGAGTAGGTAGCGGGGCAAGAGAAAACTATTTAAAAGCGCAGTTAGCTTTGCTTAAATCTGCTCAATCATATACTAACTATTTGAAGAATTGGACGGGAGATTATTTGATTAGGGCTTTGGATGGTTATTGCGAAAAGTATGAAGGTGTTGATATTAAATTAGGCTCATGGCCTATTAATAAAAAGTACGGGGTATCTTGGCAGCATAAAGACGCCCCTTTTCAGTTCAAGCCATTTGCCATCCAAGAAGCCATTGAAGCGGGGTATAAGCAAATACTTTGGTGTGATAGTACCATTCGATTAATGCGCAATCCTGAGCATTTATGGGAACAGTGCGCCGAGCATGGCATACTAGCATGGGATAACGAAGGTCACCAGCTCAAGCCGTGGATAGCGCCGCACGCAGTCAAGACCATTGGCATAGACGTGGAAGGTGTTAAGCAGATTATGGCCTGCTGCATTATGTTTGACTTTAACCATCTTAAGACGCAAGTAGTCTTTGACGAATGGATTGAATGCAGCCGCAACGGGTCATTCCTTAACAAAGGCTTTGATAACCACCGGCACGACCAAGCCTGTCTATCTGCCATCATGCACAAGCACGGCATACCCATTCAACCTTACGGGGCTTTGGCTTATCCGCACTACACACCAACCGCACCGACATTCCTAAACGTGGGGGTACCGCAATGAATTTAACGTTTAACACATACGGCAATGAAAAACAAAAGGAAGTCTGCCGATTGTGGATAGACAAGACCACCACGGACATAGCCTATGGCGGTTCTAAGGGTAGCGGTAAGTCGTATTTGGGGGTATCGCTGATATTTGGGGATGCGTTTCTATACCCAGGTACACAATATTTTATCGCCCGTAAGTCACTAACCAATATCCGCAAGTTCACTATACCGTCAATACATGAGGTGTTCAGCCATTGGAAGATACCCGATTCCATGTGGAAGTATAACGGGCAAGATAACTACTACGAACTGAGCAATAAGTCAAGGGTGTATTTGTTGGATGCTAAGTATCTGCCAAGTGATCCGGAATACTACCGTTTCGGTTCAATGCAAATGACAAGGGGATGGATAGAGGAAGCAGGGGAATTTGAGGAAGCCGCTAAGAATAACCTAGCCGCAAGTATTGGCCGTTGGAAGAATGATGAATACCAACTAACCGCCAAGCTGCTACAAACGTGCAACCCGTCAAAGAATTACCTATATCGGGATTACTACCTACCCAACAAATCCAACGCCTTACCATTATGGCGCAAGTTTGTACAGGCATTGCCGCAAGATAACAAACGATTGGCCGATGGCTACCTTGAGAACCTTGAGCGCAACCTTACGCCTAATGAGCGGGCGCGTCTGTTGGATGGGAACTGGGAAATAGACACCGACGCAAGCGCATTAATAGACTACAACAAAATCATAGACACATTCAGTAATACCCATGTACCTGAAGGGCGCAAGTGCATCACGGGCGATATGGCGCGGCTTGGGGGCGATAAGATTGTTATTGTGGAATGGAACGGGTTCAGGGGGCATGTGAGGTTCTACCAGAAGCAAGACCTAGCCACTACTGCAAGCATGCTTGAAGCGGCCCGCTCACGTCTTGGGTGCGGTAAGTCTGACATTCTGATTGACGAGGATGGATTGGGCGGTGGTGTTGTGGACTTCTACGGCTGCAAGGGCTTTGTGAACAATGCACGGCCATTGCCAAGCCCTACCAACCCGCAGAAAGACCAAAAGGGCAATATCAAGCCCGAGAACTTTGACCACCAAAAGAGTCAATGCTACTACAAACTAGCAGAACGGATCAACGCAAATGGGCTGCTAATAACCTATGATGATGACAGGGTAAGGGAGTGGATAATCCAAGAACTAGAGCAGGTAAAGCAGAAACGATTGGATAGCGACATGAAAAAAGGAGTACTGCCAAAAGACAAAGTTAAGGAACTTATAGGCCGTTCCCCAGACTTTGCCGATGCCCTAATGATGCGAGAAGCGTTTGAACTTATGCCTAAATTTGTTTTAACGCCACAGGATGACTAACTTTGGTAACAAACTACGCCAACCATGAATTTTATTGATAGGTTCTTTCAGAAGCGCATTGACCGATTAGTAGGCACTGCCCAGATACTACCATCAACCAATAGGCCATATATCGGCAACCAACCACTACCGACATACGGCAACCTTGTGACATGGCAAGGGCAAAACGGAGTTGAGCAAGTAAAGAAAGGATATTGCGGTAATGATATTGTGTATTCCATTGTCCGCTTGATTCAAGAGAAATGCAAGCAAGCACCGTGGGCGGAGTATGAAGTAGTTGACGAACAGAAATACAAGCAATACAAGGGGATGCTAGCGCGGCCCGATTTGATAGATAATTGGGATAAGATAGAAGAATGCAAGACCGCCGCACTTAGGCTTGTCAAGACACCTACCAAGATAACCGACCTATTACTGCACCCTAATGACCAAGACAGTTGGGGTGATTTGATTGAAGAAATGGTGGGTTTTAAACTTATCACGGGCAATACTTACGTTTATGGCAAAAAGATATTAGCGGGCCGCAACGAGGGCATGCCCAATAGCCTACACATACTGCCATCACAGTACATGAGCGTTATTGCCAACCTTAACGAGTTCCCTATTGAGATTACGGCGTATCAGTTGTATATGCAGTTTATTCAAATGTTCTCAAAGGATGAGATTCTGCATGATAAATACTTCAACCCTGAATGGTCAATTGTAGGGGTGCAGTTATACGGACTTTCCCCATTACAGGCGGCTGCAAAGGTTCTCACAAGATCTAACGAGGGCAAGAACGCTAGCGTATCGGCATATAAGAACGGCGGCCCTAAAGGTGTGCTATTTGTCGATGATCAACGCTATGATGGTAACCTTGCAGTACAAGAAGCCGTGAGCGTGCGTAAGAAGTTGGCGCAGTTTCAAGGTTCGGACAACTACAACCAAGTG